ATCGCTACTGAGGCGCCATGGCCCATCTTGCTCCGTGACTATGCCGTTCTTAGGAATAGGCAGATAGTCCCAGAATGGGATGGATTTAGTGACGACTTTGTACCGAGCTCTTGCTCCGATTTGATCACGAAGAGTGACCGATGCCTCCCATCGCCCTTCCCAGGGTGAGGTAGGAACACCATCGTCGGATACTTTTAGCAAGAAGTCTCGTCGCCGGTATGTACCAGAAAGGAATCCACAAGCGTAACCCCAAATATCAGGTTCGTCTGGCTCAGGATCCACAATCACAACGCGTTTTGTTACTCGCTTCAGAGCACGGTATTTAAACCAATACTCCGGGGTGAGTTTCGGACGCGTCAGCTCAAACGGGACGTGTATCCCAGCGTCATCAGACTCACTCGGTGGCACCAAGATATTTGGTGCCATACCGATCAAAAGTCCGATTGTGCCGGGCAATTCTATCCCGTGAAAGGCTGACCACCTGTTAAGGCGGTTGATGACAGATACAACCTCTGGGTGAGTCTCGAGCGATCTTACATATACGCCTCTGACATTTCTGCCAAAAGCGTAGTCATGCCCGCATGACTCGCGAAAGGGGCCGCAACTAAAGGACTTCTCCTTATTAGCCGTAAAACCAAGCTTTGAGAGCATTCGGATCAGAAAATCATACGCAGGTTTGCGTACGACTATATCGTCCCCGAACACACCGTAGTTCCTGGTTCCGTAGCGATACAATGGGATTCCCATAATATCGTATACGGCCCTAACCGCACAAGCGAAGATAAGTGTCTGCAACGGGAACGTAAATCCGTTCCCCATCGTTGACACCATATTCAGCTTAACCTTTTCACCACCTGGAAGGATGGCATATTGACTCCTAGATGACAGAATCGCGTGCCGAAGCACCGGGTTCCTGATCACTTTCGTTATCAAAGCTAAACTGATGCAGTCACTAGCACTAACGAGATCAATCGTTGAAAATGAGTCCGGAGACTTCCAACAATTAGACCCGAGCCTAGCGAGTTCTCTATTGAGATCCGGTTGTTCCGACAGATTAATACCTGTCGCTGTGGCCAGACCTTGCTCAAAGAACGCCCCGATTGCCTTCTGAACCAACATGTTCAGAACAGCCTCGGTGCCGCACGTACGCGAGATTTCCATATTCTTTGGCGCAAAGAATATTTTCACCCCTTCAACTCTCTCAAATCCGTACAACCGGAACCGTTGCATTTCTGCTTCGGCCCAAGCTCCAGATTCAGAGAGCGCCCCTCTGTAGAGACGTATGAGTTCAGGATCCGTGTACGATAAGCTCCCTCCGAAGAGCTTGCTTATCGCACTCGTAGCATCGGCCTTTTGGGCCGCGCCTGGACCTACACCCATGTTCTCCCGGATAAACTCCATGTCAAAGGATCGACCAAAAACGTGCTGACCGGTCATCAGTTCCACTTCATCTCTGAAGTAGTCCCAAAAACACGATTCGGCCTCGTTTTCCGCCACAAACTCGAACGGGTCGGTGCTAATAGACGCATTAAGGGCCAAGAATTTCTTCAAGGCTCTGTCGTCCGCAAGTTCCGTATTCCCGTCCGGGCACAGCTTCTTATAGAAGCTGTTGGCTAGGGCTGCTTTCGCGACGCACTCCACCGAGCTATCAGAATTGATTTGATAGCCCTGAGGATCCGCCATACCCAAGTCAGAAAGGAGTTGAGCAAAAAGACTGTCGTAATCACGCATTGTATTTTACTCGATAGTTGAGCTTCATCGATCGTTGACCACAAGTCTGCGGCCGACGGAGAACTGTGCAAGTGCACAGGTGTCTCCAGGTTGAGGTTACCCCCCGCCTGGTCGACTATACCGGAACTAGATGGTTCCGGTCGTGACGCTGTTTCCGAGCTCATTGGACAGCTGTGTAAGCAGCCCAATGTGGCAGGACAGCATCGCTCTCAACTGAATCGCGTCCGCGAGATCGGAACCGGCCGGAGCCGCGATCTCACTCGTAATATGACCGGTCTTGTAAGACTGACCGGCCAACGGCAGCACACCCTTACGGGTGATCACCTTGTACGAGTTCATCGGAACGTTACGCAAAACGCCAGTCACCGGGTTCACGGGTGCCAGGGTCTTGAGGACCTTGGGCCTGAACATACTGACGGTGAAAGGAGCAGCAACCGAGTGCGACGAAACACCCGTTTGCGTGCCTCCAAGAGCGGACACGTAGTACTGCTTTCCGTTACTATCGGGGGCATTATCTGCCGTGATAGTATAGGTTGGCGACGTGAGTCCGGTTTGGGTTGACCCCGTGATGGGGCTCGTAGGTGCAAAAGCCATAATGGGCTCCTAAGGTTACAGAAGGCTCATGAGAGCCAGGTTCGGGAATCCCTTGACCTGGAAACTACCAACGCACCGAGATTCGCCATCTTCTTAACGTCCTCGAAAGGAGTCTTAAAGTAAATAGGCGGGACCCCAAGTGTTGCTGGAAGCGTCCTGACAAAGGTGCTTCTGACGATGCGAAAATCCCCCGCATCCAACGGTGGAAACTTAAGCTTACGCTGTTGTTCCGGCTCACCTGACGGCGATCCGAAACCTTGGCGCTTGCCAGGCTTCTTGTTGGTTACGAAGTTCAACAGGTTGTAGGTCGGTGTACCTGCCCGACGCAATTGACTACGGTAGGTGTCGATGGTCTGTGTCATCTCGGACAACACAATCCATTTGACCCTTGTCGTGATAGTTGCGCCGGCTTGTAGAATCTGCTGCACGTTAGTGAAGTAATCTACAAGCCAGGACCACGGCACTGCTTCCCAAGCAGCGAGCGGGAGATTTCGGGGTTCAAACCCCAACAACTCCAACAAGCGCTTATTCGAGCCGAATTCTGCTCGAACGTCACCCTGCAACCCGACGACATACTGAGCCCTCCCTTCAGTCACCCTCTCACGTTCGACAATATAGTCGATGTAAGAGAACGGTTGAGCGGAAGAAGCTGGGAATGTCGTCATCGACTTGGTAAACTCAACGGCTCTGGTACGCATTCGGTCACGAAGCTTGGGGGATTCCTCAAGCTCGTACTCGAACCGACCGAAGGCTTCGGCGACACTCGTTGCGTCAGAGATCAACGGTATCAATCCAAAGGAGACTTCAAGCCAAGTATCAGCGGCGATCCGTGCAAACTGTTCGTCTTTCCACGTTTTCGATCCAACCAGGCGCCGTCTTTCAAAAATCAGACGGTTTTGGTGCCTTTCGAATGCGCTAACAATGGAGCCGAACGGCCTACCGAACTGCCGCAATACATCACCAAACTCGGCAAGAACTGCGTAAGAATTCAGTTCAGACCGATCGCTCTCGAGCTTTTTGTAAAGTTTTGAGAGTGCCACCGACTTAGCTTTCGCAGTATCGACCACCAAATGCGACACTATCCCGCCACCCCAGTTTGCACCGGGGTAGCCGATAAAGTTGCTGGTCAAGAATAGCGATTGCGAGCCATCTCTGCCCAACGACGCAACGTCGTTGAGCGGAGTGCCCTTGAACAGTTTATACGCCTCCATCGAGTACGCACCACCGGCCGGGAGGCCCTGTGCGATAAGTTCTCGATAGTTCTCGACTTTTGTTCCCTGTTTGGATCCGGTCCAGGTGCCAATTTGCGAGGAATACGCGTAAGCGCTTCCTGTTGAATTAGCCCCGCACACGATATCGTAGGGGAACTTGGTAACGAGATTGTACGACATACTATTCCTGTCTTAGTCTAAATGACAGCGAGTCCCTCACTTGCCATCCAAACGCGTTGCTTGTTACAGCGCCGCAAGATGTGCTGGCCCAGGTTATCCTGGGTCAGTAGG